GTTTCAAGGAAGTTGGTATATAATACCTGATGGTGAGGTTGGGTGTATAGACCCACCCTGGGCGTATAGACCCACCCTACTAACCATTGATTTTAAAAAGTTGTGGTGTATTCTTAGTGTATGGCTAGTGAAACAGAAATAGAAAGAGCTCGGGCAATAATGGACCGCGCCTCGTTGATCTACGCCCTAGATAACGTCAATCCCATCATTTCTGATATCCTTGACCAAATAACTCTTGACGTTCAGTTTCTATGTGATAGACTCTGGTCAGCTTGGGCTACAGTAGAGGCTTATCAACAAGAACTGAGGGAATTATATGACGACAATTATTGAGCAAATTATAGGCATTTACTTAGTAATTGCCCTTTTTGTGTTTTGTCGAATGTTCTTTATTGGCCGTAGAATTGCTAAGCAGGTAGGCGTTCCCCTTCAGATGGGAGATTTCCTATCATCTATGGTTTTTGACTCAATTCGCTGGCTTTACTTCGTTATCTGGTTTGGCCTAAAGTCATTCTTGGATGATTTGAAGTGAAAATCGTAGGACTTTGCGGATACGCACAGTCCGGCAAAGACACTCTTGCCAAGATGCTTGTGGAAAAAGAGGGTTTTGAACGTCGGGCTTTTGCGGACTTAATGAAGGAAATGCTCCTTCGTATAAATCCCTATGTCCGTTATGCCAATGACTATGGCGTTTCTCAATACATTACCGTTGAGGAACTAGTTAATGTTCTTGGCTGGGAAGAAGCAAAGAAGTATTCAAATGTCCGTCAAATGCTTCAACGCCTTGGCACCGAAGCAGGCCGTGATATTCTTGGGGAAAACGTGTGGGTTAATGCAGTCTTTGAAACCTTTACAGGTGAAAAACTTGCTATCTCCGATGTAAGGTTTCCAAACGAAGCTGAAGAAATTCGAAATCGTGGCGGAGCCATTGTACGTATTGTTCGAGAGGGATTTGGCCCAATAAACGGCCATGTTTCAGAAACTGCCTTTAAGGGGCAGGATATTATTATCTATAACCAGGGAACCCCACAGGATATGTTGGATGAGTTCCGCAGGTTTGAAAAGGATTTTTATGAGTAAGACGAGAGCTAAGGGCACTGCATTTGAGTCCGAGGTTGTCAACTTTCTTAAGTCCCAAGGTTTTAATGAAGCTGAGAGAAACATCCTCAACTCACCCCTTGGAGATATTAAGAACGTTCCAATGGTTCTTGAATGCAAGAACCAGAAAACTATGACGCTTTCCGAGTGGATGCAACAGGCAGAAAACTCAGGGAAAAAAGCTGGGAAGCTACACGCCATTGTTCACAAGCGCCGAGGCAAGAATGTTTCAAAAGCCTATGTAACAATGGAGTTAGATCAATTCACAGAACTTCTTAAGGCTTTTGAATCTAAACCTTTGACTTAATTACATTCTTGTGATTTACTTGTCAGTAAGATGTAGGACAGTGCATTTTTACTTAGGAGCGAAACACAATAATGGCAAAAAAATTAAGTCGTCGGTCACAGCAACGCCTCAAGCGTATGTCGGACAGTATTGATTCCATCAACAAATTGGTGAATAGACTTAATTTAGCCGATATTGAAGAACTGGTTCGCCGAGACGAAATCCCTGTTACTGGAGCAAATTCTGGTGGTGGCGGTAGTTTTGCCGTTGCCCGCAATGGTGGAAAGCCAAGTGGCTCCTCTGTAGAACGAGCTGTTATTGCCAAAATGGAAGGCCGAAAGGTTTACGACCCTGTACGTGAACAGGTAAAGAAGATTGAGCGTCGCATTATTGACACTGAAGAAAATCTTCGTCAAATTCACGAAAGTATCAACGCTATTAAAGACGGCGTTGAAAAGAAACGTTCGCGACAAACATCAGAACCATGCGAAATCTGCATGATTTTGCCAGCCGTAAAGACGGCGATGTGCATTGGTTGTTATGGCGAGTGGGTTGAGAACGGCGCACCAGATCGTTTTCGCTGGAAGGCTTACAAGCGTATGCTGACCTCCGCAGAAGGAATCCCGCTTGTTGAATCACCACCCCCGCCGCGGCGTCAATAATCAAACAATTGACTTTTAGAAATGTTGATGTATTCTTATGACATACGATCGGGAGAATAGTGCCCCCACAACTGAGGAACTTATTCTCCTTGGTTTTGAGCAATGGCAGATCGCTATGATGCGAAAACTGCCCACAGACCTTCAATGGGTTGCCCATGATGAGTTCATTCGTCGTTTAATGTCTGATGAAGACATAGACAATTTCTATTTTTAGAGGAAACTATGTCACACGAACAAAACGAATTTGACGATGAATTTTCTTACATCGCTGCAGAGTTAACCGGACTTGTTGGAGAAAATGAAATCCAAGCGAGGGAAATGTTAGGCAACGCAAACTACGAAAAGGCAATTGCTTTTATTGAACGTAGTAATAAGCTCATGCTTGACAAAGAAGAAAATCAAATTAAATATCTTCAAGTCATTTCTGCACTTCACTCTTCTTTTATTCTTGGCATACTAACTCTTTCTACTTTAAGTATCGCTTGGTCATTTTATTTTTGGTTTAAATAATGCCCAACTTTGGTGAATTTATTTCCAATGCGGTTGTTCCGCCAACGGTAGACGCTTTTGAATTACTTGGATACACTCCAACACCTCGACAACTAGCGTTTCACGAAGCTTCAAGAGAACGTCTTGATGCAATCCTTTATGGTGGAGCTGCAGGTGGTGGAAAATCTTGTGCATTTGTTATGGATGCAATTTGGAATGCCACAAACTTTCCTGGTATGAAAATCGGTTGTTTTCGACGCACATACAACGAGCTTGAAGAATCATTCTTAGCTGAACTTGCAAAGCGTAATTACGCTCGTGCGGTTGGTGCAAAATGGAATGCAACAAACAGAGTTCTTAAATTTCCCAACGGATCTGTTATTAATTTTTCATACGCAGAAAACCTTGTTGACGCATCCCGTATTCTCGGTGGTGAATATCAAGCTTTCTACATTGACGAAGCTTCGCTAATGCTTCCTGTTGTTATTCAACACATTGAAGAGCGTCTTCGTTCTGGTAACCGATTGGTTCCAGTTATTGGTCTTCGACTTGCAACTAACCCTGGTGGGGTTGGTCACAAATATCTGAAAGATCGTTTTGTAAATCCGACTAAACGCGGTAAAATACGACACTCAGAAATGGTTGAAGGAACAAATCTTTCAAGAACAGTTGCCTTTATTCCGGCAAAAGCATCAGATAACCCTCACATTAACGAGAGTTATGATGTTGTTCTTAACTCAATTCCCGACCCCCAGCGTCGAGCCGCAATGCGTGACGGTGACTGGGACGCAATGGTCGGGCAGTTCTTTGAACAATGGCAATTTTCAAAACACGTTGTTCAATCATTTCCCATTCCAAAAGAATGGCCTCGTTACGCTGGCATTGACTATGGTTATGCAGCTCCGTGGGCCGTTGTTTGGTTAGCAGTTGATAATGACGGTCGCATTTGGGTGTATCGCGAAGCGTACTCTACAAAAGTAAACGCCGATTATCAAGCAAAGATTATTCTTGAAACAGAAAAATCTGCTGGGGAATTTGAAGTTATCCGCGTAGCTGACCCCTCAATGTGGGGTAGTCGTGGAACCCCACTTTCTATTGCCGACATTTATGGGCAAGAAGGTTGTGGAATTATGCCCGCTGACAATGATCGTATTAACGGTTGGTCGCGAGTGCATCACTATTTAAATGATGGACCCGCTTGCGAAATTCACCGCCAAGCTGGATTAGACAAATGTCCAATGATTCACGTCTTTGAAGACAAATGTCCAATGTTCATTGAAACTATTCCTGCACTTCCTCGTAGTTCTGCTAAACCAGATGACGCGGAAACAAAAAATGTTGACGACCACATTGCCGACGCATTGCGTTATGTAATTATGGCCGTTGGAACATATGCACGACCAATCTTGTATGATGAAGAACCACGGTTTAAACAAATCAGTTTTCCTAATACAATGGCTCAAGGACCTGATCAAGAAAACGAAGGCATGGCTTTACCCATGTACGGCGGTGGAAAATTTGTCGGGGACTTTAATTCAACGAGTCCCTTTTAGCGAAAGATAACCAATGGGTATCACATCTTTTAGAAAGGGCATTGAAGAAGCCGCAAACGCAATGCTTGACGACATGTTTGATGTTGCTGAAGGTCGCCCAAAGGCGAGCCCAAAGCGTGCTGGTTTTGGTACTGGAATTCCAATTGGGGGATCAACAGAAACCAACCCAGGCGTAAACGTAACTGCCGGTACAATGGACCGCAATACGTTTATGGAGCAATTGCTCCAAGCATACCTTGCTTGTCCATGGGCGTCCGCTGCAATTGACACAATTGCTCGCACCGCAACTGCCGGTGGCCTTGAGGTTTCTTACGCAAGCCATGCTTACGGTAACAATGAAACACCACCCGCACCGCCAGAAGTTAAAGAAGTTCAAGAACTTCTTAAGTATGTAAATCCATACGACGACATTCGCCAACTTATGCGCAAGGTTATTACTGACCTTCTCATTTTTGGCGACTCATTCACAGAAGTTGTGTGGGTAATGGGTAAGCCAGTTGCGCTTTATCCTCTTGACCCAACAACCATGACCGTTCTTTCTGACGAACACGGTTCTGTAAGTGGATACACTCAAGTTACCAAAACTAACCGCAAGGCAAAGTTTAAGCGTAACGAAGTTATTCACGTTAAGTTTGACTCACCAGGTGACACCCTTTATGGTGTATCACCAACGCAGAAAAACATTCTGCCTATCACTTCTTGGCTTTTTACAGCCGCGCTAATCAAGGAGACAATGAAGAAGGGTGACCCTCTTCGTGCTCACGTTGACTGGCCAATGGCGCTTCCTGAATCAGAAATGAAGCGTCTACAGCAACAATATGCTGTTCGAAATCTTGGCGCACGCAACATTGGTAACCTTTTTGAAACAAAGGGTGGAGCCGTTGTTCGTGAAATGGGAACAAACCAGATAAATAACTGGCTCAACACCCTTCAACAACGCCGCGACGAAATCTTGTCTGGGTATGGTGTACCACCTTCAAAGGTTGGAGTCATCGAAGCCGGGAACATTGGTGGAGGAACAGGCACCCAGCAAGACAAAACTTTCCGTGTTAATACGGTTGGTCCAATTCAAGAAATTGTTCTTGAAAAATTTGCTTTCAAATTAATTTACGAAGTCTACGGAATTACTGACTGGACGCTTAAGTTCGGAGTGGTTGACTGGCGAGACGACGAAGTTATTGAAATGATTCGTGACCAACGTATTCGTAACGGTTCATGGACAATTAACCGCGCTCGTGGTGACATTGGTGAACCACCAATTGATGGTGGAGACGAAGCAGTTCTTGTTGACCGCCAGAACATGGTTCTATGGCAAGACATTCACGATTTGTCTAAGGCCAACCTTGGACTTGTTCAAGCTCAAGTTAAGACCGCAAATATGCCTGTTATGGGTAAGACCAACCCTGGTGGCAAAGATGCCTCAGTTGGTGATGGTGCTGATGCTCCTAAGAGCAAGCCTAAAACAAAACAAGCGCCCGCAAAGATTGACATGCTTGGATCTCCGAAGTCTACTGAATCGGTAGAAGAACTTCGTGAAGAAATTCGTCAAATGTCTCAAGTTATTTCCCAATTAGTGGAGAAGTTAAATGACAACTCCTGAAAATTCACAACCGATTAAAATTAACGGCGAAGAACTTAAAAACGAAAATGAACCGGTAGTTCCTTTTAAAGGAATGACCGCGGCAAAGGCGGCTGCTCTCGTTAGCAAAGAAGTCGGCTAATGTCTGGTTCAAACTATCTGGGTCGTGCAGGTGCTTATGCAATGCACAGAAAATACCCAGCAGGTTCGCAAACCGCTGCACAATTAGCCTCTGAACGAGCAAACCTTATTAAAGCTCGTCAAGCACGTGGTGAATATCACCACACAAAATCTGCAACGTATAAAGGTTTAAGAAAATCAACTGCTAAAAGTCGTGGAAACGCGGCAGCAGGAAGAGCCTACAAGCACCTCGATGTTTTCTTTGAAAAAGGAAAAAACAGATCGCTTGGAACTAAGTACATTAAGTACTACAAAAAAGCTCGTTTAAAAAAATTACGCATTTCTGGTATTAACAAAAGGTTCCGTAGTCGTATTGGACCTTCAAGATATCTTGGAAGAACCGCTTGGGGTGCAAACCGTAGGCCGTCTTTCAAAAAACACCTTGGTAGACGCCACCGCCGTTTCCGATCGCAAAGTCGATGGAAAGGTCGCGGAAAAAGGTTTACACCTAGATGAGAAATTAAACTATGACAGACAGTTTTTCACCACCACAACAGGTTAGATCAAATGCTGCACGTTCACTAGAACTGCGCAGGAAGCACAATCGCGGCATGACCGCTGTTGGTGTTGCTCGCGCCAGAGATCTTTCTAATGGTAAAAACATATCTGCCGACACCATTAAAAGAATGCACTCATATTTTGCTCGTCACGAAGTTGACAAAAAGGGCAAAGATTGGGCAAACCAATCAAATCCATCTGCTGGTTACATAGCTTGGCTTGGTTGGGGCGGAGACGCTGGGCGTTCTTGGGTTAATGGGATTATAAAAAAACTAGACGCTAAAGAATCTCAGGAGAATCCAAACATGGCTTCAACAAAAGCAGCCACTATTCGTGGTGTATTCCTAAAGCCAGGCCTTTCAAAAAACCGTCGTCTTTACACACGCGGTAACATTGCAAAGGCCGTAGAGCGCATGAAGCAAACTATCACCTCTGGTGAGGGAATGCCTCTTAACATGGCCACTAGCCACGCTGCGGCTTTTCAAGACGACGCAACATCAACTGTTGGTCGTATTACAGACGTAAGACTTCTTCCAGATGGATCTGCTCAATTTGAAGCGGAAATTGCAAACACAGCTGCTGGCCGTGACGTTGCAAACCTTACTGCTGGAAAGTTTATTAAAGGCGTTTCTATTCGTGGCGAATGGCGTGGAGAACCACAAACGGTTACTCACTCAGACGGCATGGAAGCAACAACTGCTGACGACCTTGCAATTCACGGCATTGACTTCACTAACAGCCCTGGCGTTGAAGGTGCAGAAATTCAATACGCTGCCCTTGCAGAATCACACAATAAACTCTCAATTCTTGAATCAGTAGAAACAGTTGAAATTGTTTCTCGTGATGAAGAAATGGTTGCTATTGAAGCAGCCGATGTTATTCGTGACGCAGTTGAAACAGCAGTAGAAGAAGCCGTAAATTCAATTTTTGAAAAAGATGCATCTAAGCCTTACGGCAATGTAACGTACGCTGATCCTGGTTACCAAAAAGACAAGAAAAAGCGTTACCCAATTGACACCGCTGCACACGTTCGTGCTGCTTGGTCATACATTAACCAAGGTGACAATGCTAGTCTGTACACAGCTGCTCAATTGGCACGCATTAAGTCTCGTATCAAATCAGCAGCAAAAAAGTTTGGTATCAACATTGTTAGCGAAGCAGAAATGCTTATTGCTGACATTCAAGAAGTTCTTGAAGCCTATGCTTCAATTGCGCTTGTTAATGATGACGATACCATCAGCATTACTGGTCAAACAAATGACCCCCACAAACTAAGGATTGTTGCCAACCGAATCGCTTTTGGTGCAATTGCTGCTATGCACGCAATTGATCCAGACGACGATGGTGACATTTACCTTTCTAAACCAGATTGGTCCGCTGTTGACGCTACCGGAGACGCTGGCGGCATGGGACCAGAGGATGAAGAAATGATAGACGACAACAACATGGAATGCCACGAATGCGGTGCTACCGCTATGGAAAATGCAATCCACTGTCACATGTGTGGAGCGCTTTTGCCAACGTCAATGACGGCAAATGCACTCGGCTGTAGCAACTGCGGAGAATCAACTCCACAGGATGCTATGTATTGCCCCAATTGCGGGGACCCCGTACCACAGGCAGAGTCAAGCGACAATGCCCCAACTCAAGAACAGGAGACAGAAGTGTCCGACGAAAACACAACTGAAGAAACTCCAGCTGAAGAGGCAACGCTTGAAACCGCTGCTGCCCGCACGCTGAGTGACGCAGACCTAAGCGCTTTGGCCGCAATGATTATTGCTGGAACAAAGGCTAACGAATCAACACCTGAAGCACCTGCTGCTGAAGTTGTAGCTGAAGAAGAAGAGGTAGTTGCTGATGAAGCACCTGCTGCTGAAGAAGAAGCTGCTGCTGAAGAAGTAACTGCTGAGGAATCAACTACATCACAGGAGACAATTGTGACTGAAAATAAGATGTTCAGCGCTGAAGAAGTTGCTGCAATGGTTGCCGAGGCTGCGCAAGCTGCCGCTAAGCAAGCTGTTGAAGCTGCTCAAAACAACGCTATCGAGTCTTACCGTACTGGCAAGGTGTTCCGCAAGGGACTCGTTGGCTCATCGGTAGGCAACGACGCTTCTGACTTGTCAGAGGCTGAACTAACCCCTGAGGCACTGGCCGAGATGAACTCGACTTCGTTCCGTAAGGTACAAAATGAAGTTTGGGGATCTACTCCATTCTTCGCAAACAAGTTCGCTCAGGCCGAGCGCGGCTTCTAACCAACTACAATCTTTAAGGAGATAAGCAAATGTCAAACGACTTGCAAGAAGCCCTCACTGCTGCTGGTGCTGCCGCACTAGTACAAAAGCAGATTGACCCAGTATTGCTCGAATACCAGCGCCGCTACGCGCCGCTAGTTCGTGCACTACCGTCAACCAAGTGGGGCTCAACAGTTTACTACTTCAACAAGCGTACAACCCTACCTTCGGGTGGATTCGTAACCGACGGTGGCGCACGCCCTGTCAGCACATCAAACTACGCACAAGAGAACTTCCAAATTCGCTTGCTGCAAAGTGTCGGTGCTGTAACTGGTTACTCACAGGCTGTAACAGCTGACCTCATCGGTGACCTTCGTGCCCGTGAAATCGAGGGTGCTGCCCGCGGTCTTTACTGGGACATTGAAAACGCTCTAATTTGGGGTGCAGAAGCACCTACAGTTGCGGGTCCATACCCACAATTTGACGGACTAGACGTTATTGTTTCATCATTCTCATCATCTAACGCAGGTGGACCTAACCAAGGTGTCGGTGGCGGAGCCATTGACAACTACGGTGGTGCTTCTACTTGGGCTGGACCAGCCTACAACCCATGGGTTGACGGCGTTGACCAGAATGCAATTGACTTCGGTGGAAACTCACTTTCACTTGGTGGACTTGACCTCCTCATTGACCTCGTTGAGAGCAATGTTGCAGAGCCAATCGAAAACGCTGAGTGGATGTTCCTCATGTCACCAAACGCTAACAGCCGTCTTTCACAGCTCCTTATCAACCAACAACGTTTTGTTGACCAGGTTGAAATTGCTGCTGGTTTGATCGTGCCTACATACCGTGGTGTTCCAATCGTTAAGTCATCATTCCTCTCACCACGTACTAACCAAATGGGAACCGTAACTGGATCTGCAACTGGAACTGGTACATTGAGCGGAGACTTCACATACAAGGTTGCTCCTGTAATTGCTCGTTTTGGAGAAATCCAAGCTGCTGCAACTGCAAAGCTTTCACCTTCAACAAGCGCTTGCACACTTTCATTCTCGACCCCAACAGGTCCAGAAGGATCGCAACCAACGCACTACAAGGTATACCGCGCTGCAGGTTCAACACCTGGAAACACAGCATTCAACCTCCTGGGTATCGTAGACGCTAACTTCCTTGACTCAACTGGAAACATTTGGGCTACAACGAAGATTGTTGACAACGGAACAACCCTTATCTGCTACAACGGAAGCAACGTACAGGCATCGCCTACAGCTGCTTACGCTTACAGCAACGCAGGAATGCACCCACTTACCTCAAACGGTGAGCAGAGCATCTACCTAATGTCACGCGACGCAAACTACATCACACGTCCTTTTGTACGTGAAATGCAGCCAGTAAACGTGTACCCAACAACTGCATCGCCAGACAGCTTGCCATTCGCATTCGTTGCGGACACTACGCTTGCTATCCGTGCACCTAAGTACTTAGGTCGCCTTGCAAACGTTGCGAGTGCTTTGGACTCTAAGGCTGGAAACGGTGTAACACCGACCAACAGCTCTTACACTCCTAACTTCATCGTTGACTAATTAGGTAGTCAGATTTCAGTGTGGTGGGTAGGTTCCCTCGTTCCTCCCCTACCCACCGCACTGGATTTATCTCAGAAAGGTTTGAAATGCCATTAATCGCAGCAAAAGAACCAGGTGGCACCGAGGGTTACTCTTGGGAGAAAGCTGGAGACGAAGGTGCTATTGAAGTACCAATTCGTTTGGCTCATTCCCTTTTGAGTATTCCCGGTGAATTATTTTACCAGGTAAAAAAAGAAGTAAAAAAGATTGAAAAAACTGTTGAGAATGTTGTTGAAAAAGAAGTAGAAAAAGTAGCTCCAAAAACAGCTTCAAAATCTGCTGAAGAAGATCCAACATCACCCGACATTACGTCTGCACTAGATGCAGCGTCAACTACTAAGCGTCGCGCAAAGAAAGAGTAATCATGGCAAATAACGGGTCACAATACAACGATCCCGTTTCACTTGCCAGTGTTGCTGACTTTCAACGTCGCTATCCCGAGTTAGTTGTTGACCTCGAACCAAGTCTCATTGCAGACATTTTGGTTGAGGCAACAACTCACTTAGAGGACTTGACGGGTCGACGTTTGGCACCTTTTAAGGGTCACATTTTTCAAGAGCGCCTATTCGGCATTGACCCAATGGAATACGGCAATAACGCCGATATGCCACTGGACATTTACGGATCTTTGGGTCTTTCTCAAGCTATTGCTCTTGGTGCGTCAACACTTGTACGTCACTTCTGGCTTGATCAATTCGCTCCGGTATATCCGGAACTGTGGACATACGACATTAAGTCTATGGACATCTATCGCACCTATGGCGACACGCAACCCATTAATTTTAAAAATGGTGGAGTTCGTGGACCAGATGTGACCGACGGTCACGTATGGCTTCGCCTTGGTACATTCGCCCCTGAAGGAACCCGTGTAACTGTCGTTTACGACGGTGGATACACAAAAGGTATTCCTGCTTCGCTTCGTCGTGCCTGTTTGTTTCAAGCGGCCAAGTTTGTCATTCTAGAATTTGAACCACAGATTCGTCGTGAAATGAATCTTGACGAAATGGAGAACACGGTCAATAAACTGATCGGTCCTTGGGTAAGAGGCTAACATGGGCCAGATGAATTTCCGTAATGGATCACCTCAGGGTTTTTACGCTAAAAATTTACAAAACGTAGCAGTAAAACTTCAAATGTATGCTGCTGCATTAAAAGACCCAATGCCTGCTCTTTCTCAAATTGAAGAGTTGTTTATAGCAATGGAAGAAGAGCGTTTCCTTAATTATGGTGCCGCTCCAATGTTTGGTATTCCTGAACAATGGGAACCATTAGCAGATAGTACAATTTATTCAAAACAAGGATACGGCGGAGATCGCCCACTTGTTAACTTTGGTTATCTTCACGCAGCAGCTGTTGCGCCAACAATCGTAAACACACCAAAAAGTGCTGTAGTTACAATTGACCCAAGAAAACACGGTGCACCAGAGAATTATTCTCGTAATAAAGACTATGGTTATTTTCATCAAACTGGAGATAATGAATCAGGAATTATTAGAGAAATTATTACTATTACACCAGCATTTAAAGAAGAAGCAATGCGAATAATGCAAAGCTACATTGGTGTTGGTAAAGAAAAAGTTGCTAAAATTGCTAAAGCAAATTCTGCAAGAATTGAAAGTTCAAAATCCACTTACGTTGAACAGGCTATGCGAAGAGATTCGCAAGCAGTTTCATTAAAATCAAGAACTAGCAGAACTGGAAACAGAGAACTATCTGCTTCCGGTAAAAGAACGATTGACAGAAATGCAGCAGAATTAGCTAGGATGAAAGATCCAAGTCTTTCAACTTATTCCCATTATGAGAACATACGTCTCACTAGACAAGTTCAATCAGAATTTAATAAAGCAAATAAGTTAAATTCATCTCAAGTAGATTCACTGATAAATAGAGTTTCTGGTGGGAAATTAAACAGAGAAAAAATGTCGTTTTATAATTCTACATTAAGAGAAAACCAAGTAACTGGTGCTCAAAGAATTGCAGACGGATTTGGTAAACCATGATGGCACAAAGAAACTGGTGGACTGATTGGGATCTTTCTTACACCGATAATATATTTGGCCCCCTTATTGGCGGCAACTCTGTTCAAGAAGCTTTTTATAAGACGCTTCAAGAATGGCTTCCTACTTACATTGCGGAAATTAACCGCAAATTAGGTAGTCAAGTTCTTCTTGAGCCATTTGAATATCGCCACCGTCCTGAATTCAGGAACCTTCCAAGAAATGCATCGGCCGCAATTCTTATTGAAGTTCCTAATACAATCGGTGTTCCGAGAATTTATCAAAACGCCATTCGAGTGAACTGGCGCGTAGAAGTTTTAGTCTACGTGTACGGTACAAAAGATTGGCAAGAAACACAAGCACTGACTTCTGCCTATGCGGCAGCGGTTCGTGCTGCCATTATTCAACATCGCGGTCTAGGTGGGTTTGCTCAAACAACCATCTGGGAGGGCGAGGAATATGCTGAAGGCGAACACTCAGGTGGTCGTACAACAGGTATTGCTCACCTTCGTTTTGCCGTCACCGTTGGAAACGCAATGACAATGTTTGGGGGTCCCCCATCACCACAATACGCTCCAGCAGGTGCAAGTACCGGACCATCAATATTGCCTCCAGAGCCTGCATTCCAGGTTGAAGATGTCAATGTTGAGGTTATAAAGGAAGATATATGAGCAAAAAGAAAGTAATCGTTCAATCACGACACGTTATTTTTGATGATAAGGGTCAATCCCTTATCCCAGCGCACCAACACACCGTTGAAGACGGTCCAGTGGTTGACGCACACATTTTAAATGGTCTTTTGACAATTGTTACAGAAACTAAGCCAGAGGCAACAAAGGCAGAAGCTATGGAAGAATCAAAAAAGATCGTCCCAAACAAAAACCCACGTACTCAGGAAACTGAGACACTAATCCCACAGGAGAACGCAAATGGCTAATTCAGCTCCCGGCGTATACGTTAACGTAACCGCTAGCGCTTCAAATTCCCAGGGTGTAAACCCAACCGGTCAATGGTTTGTCGTCGGTAACGCCGCAGGACCAACTGGTGTAGCTGTTCCAGTAAGCTCAATGTCAGACTTCACGACCTACTTTGGTCAATTTGTCGGCGGTAAGCTAACTGGTCGCTACAACGTTACACCAAATTCAGTCAACCTCAACAGCACACTGCTTTACGATGCTCTTGATGTCTATTTCAAAGAAGGCGGAATCGTTGCTAACGTTTCTGTCCTTGGTGCCGCAACTGGCGCAACCGCAGCAACAGCAACACTTGGAACAAACTCATTCACTGCAATTAGCGGTGGTACATGGGCTAACAGTTCTAACGCTTCTGCTGCTGGTCTTGTAATTAACTTTACAAACACAACTGTAAACACTGTTGCAACATACGCTGCAAGCATTGTTCTTAACGGCGTTCTTCTTGCTTCTTCACCGAAGTTTGAGGCAACTGGCGCAGAACTTGCACTAAACCAATGGATTAACTCACTGCCAGTGCTTAAGTCACTTTGCACAGTTTCAACAATTTCAGGTTCAGCTGCCCTTCCAACAACAAACAGCACAACTTCAATTTACTTTGCATCAGGAACAGACGCGGCAACTGCTGACACAGACGTACCAAACGCACTTGCTGCATTTGGCACATCTTTTGGCGCTGGTCAAGTCTCTTACCCAGGTGCTTATTCAGAAGCTGTTTACGCTGCTTTGACAGATCACGCTGCTGCAAACAATCGAGTTGCAGTGCTTGACGTTAACCCATCACACTCTGCATCTGGACTTATTTCTGATGTTCACACACTTCAATCAAGCGGTTCAGACACATCACACGCTGCAATCTTTGGTCCTTGGCTAACCACGCCTGGTGCTACTGCTGGATTTGCTCGCACAGTACCTGCTTCTGCACTTGCTGCTGCTTTAATGGCAAAGATTGACACAAAGTACGACGCAAACGTTGCCGCTGCAGGTTCTTTAAACGGAACTTCAATTTACGCAACAGGAGTTGCTAAGTCATACTCTGCTGACGACCGTACGCTTTTGAACAATGCTGGCGTTAACGTTATTCGCCTTGTTCCAACAACTGGAAACATTACAGTTTACGGATACCGTTCACTTGACACTACAGGTGACTGGACATTCCTAAACAACGTACGTTTCCGTATGCAACTGATCTCAGAGTTTGAAACTGCTGGTGAAGCATTCATGTTTAAGCAAATTGACGGACGAGGACACCTTATCTCTGACTTCAACTCAGCTATTGCTGGAATTTGCCAAGCACACTGGATCAAGGGAAGTCTTTACGGCACAACCCCAGATGCTTCATACATCGTCAACACTGGCGTACAGGTAAACACACCTTCAACAATTGCTGCTGGTCAACTTAACGCTAATGTAAGCCTTAAGATGTCTCCGTTTGCTGAATTCATTACCATTAATGTAACTAAGTTCCTTGCTAACGCAACACTTCCACTATAAGCTTAATTAAGATATCTAGGAGATAATAAAATGGCTGATGTAACACACAATTATGGCTCAGAACAGCAATGGAGGGCCACCCTGCAAATCAACTCAATTCCAAAGGGACTAACGCCCTCAGTGCTTTCAACATCTTCAACCATTACTTTTGACAAGTTTTCTGGTGGAGACGTTACTGCAGCGGTAAACAAGCACCGTCCTGGTGGAATGGGTCCTGAAATCACTTACCTTTCACTTCCAACTTACTCAGACGTTGTTTTGACTAAAGTTTACGAAACTCAGGTTGACCACATTATTATCAAGGACCTTCACGCTTTGGCTGGAAGATCAATGGTTACGGTTACCCTTACACCGCTTGACGACGAAGGAAACGTTTACGACTCAGTAAGCGCTCGTACCTACTCAGGTCGCCTTGTCAATGTAAAAGACGGCGGCGCCGACTCAATGTCAAATGCTGCTAGAATGTACGAGATTGACATTGCCGTAGAAAGCATCTCAAACTAAGTTTTAAATAAATAACTACACCATTGGAGGAACACATGGTTGATTTTAAAGTCACAGATGAATTGGAAGATGGCGTCATGCAAAGCGGCGGGTTGGCTGAAGACAGTCCACTTGCCGCTTTGCGTGACCGTCGTGCACAGATTGTAAATAATCTGTACACAGATATTAAAGTCCCTCGTTGGGACGAACCAGAATTGTACGTTCGATTTAAGCCAGTGTCAGCAGTAAAGCTGAACAAGGCAATTGAGCGTCGCCGCAAGGTCGGCGGAGAAGATTGGTCGTTGCTCGCCAATGCAGACATGCTCATTGAGGCATGCATTGGAGTTTACGCCGTTGTTGATGGAGACACCGACAATAAGCTATCTCTCAAGGTCAATGACGCTAAAGGCTCATGGACAAAGTTTGATTCAGATCTTTCTGAGGCAATCGGTCTTGATGCAGTTAGAGCAACTGATGTTGTTCTTGGCGTTTACCTTACAGAAGGTGACCTAATTGACACCGCAAACAAACTCTTTAAATGGAGTGGTATTGCCGGTGACGACGCTGACGAAAGTTTTTAAAAGCCCTGGATGACGACCCGTACATAGAGGCGGGCGCATATGCAGCATTACTGGGAATGGACCCTTACAAGGTCATCACTCAGGGCCATGAAGATTACTTGATATCAATTGCCTTGATGAAAAAGGCTATGAAATTAAGCAGTGAACAAAAATCAGAGGAAATAAAAGTTCTTGCGGAATTGACTGGTCTAGAAGTCGCAAAGGTTCTTGCGAAAATCTTCTAACAGCCTTCCGCCAATATAGAAGGCGGCAAACAACAAACCGCTATCCCTTTGGGGGTAGCGGTTTTTTTGTTGAGTTTACATGGTAACAGAAGCTAATAACTTAGAATTTATTATGAAATTGTTCGGTAGCGCAGAAGTCGCTGCCGGGCTTGACCGCGTTATTAAAGGAATTGACGGAACGTCAGTATCTGCCGACGGAGCCGCCGTATCGGTTGACAGGTTTGATCAAACTCTTCGAGTCCTTGCAGGTGCTCTTGACAGAGACATTGTAGCTTCTGACAGGGCTGCAAAAGCCAACGCTGGATTAGGTGACTCATACAAATTTGTTGCCGTATCTGCTGATCAATCAGTTGCCAGCATTAATGCTTCTACAGCTGCTTATGAAAGAAACGCCGCTGCTGCTGCTTCAGCATCTGGTGGAATGCGCAATATTATTAATGGTACAACCGCAACTGGACTTATTAAAGCCAGTAAGTGGATTGCGGGTGGTGCACTTTTAACTGGATACGAAAGTATTAAAAAGTACATGAGTTTCCAACAAACGGTTACTCAAAGTATTACTCAAGCAGGTGTGCCTCTTGCTGATCAAAAAGCAATTATGTCAGGTTTGCTTGACATCAGTACAAAAACTGGTGAAAAAGCTAATGACATGGCTTCTACATTCTATCGTGTTGCATCTTCACTAGCGGGAACACACACACCGCTTAAAAGGATGCTTGAAATTTCTACTGCAATTGCTAAATTAAATGTTTTGGGTAATGTTCCAGCGGGTGCACAATCTGAAAACACCGCTCGTGTTGTTATGTCAATTTACAACGCTAACCTAAAAGGAACAGGGCGCGACCTTACAAAAATTATTGGAACTTCTTCTGCAATTGCTGGTTCTGCTGACGCATACATTAAAGACGTTTCTTCAGCTTTTGGTAATGGACTTTTAGCCGCAGCGCAACAGCAGGGTTTGAGTATGGCTGATGCCGGTGCCATCTTTGCTGCCTACACCAAACTTGGTATGAAGCCAGCATCTGCCGGTGTTTATGCCACCCGTTCTATTACGCAGTTGTTTAGCCCAACGGTTCAAGGTGAAAAAGGACTTCAAATGCTTGGCATTGATCCTTTTAAGATTAAAGAAATTCAAGACAAGCAGGGTTTTCCAGCCGTTCTTCAATATCTAAACAAACAACTTCAAGGACCACTTTCTCCTTTGCCAACATACGCAAAGTACAAAGGATCAACTGGTTCCGCTGCTGCTTTTAAACAATTAAACACGTGGTTTAACGGTGCGCTTTCTCAAACTTTCCAAAATCAATTGGGTGAAAACGTAACAGGCGCACAATTTAAAGCACAACTTGCAGCAGATCTTAAATCCGGAAAGGGAATAACGCCACAAGAAATGGACGTTGTTCGCAACATGATGATTACCCGTATGTTTGGTGGTCAGCGTGGTTCGGTACAGATTGCTGCACTTCTTAACAACTTGCCTAGTATTTTGGCTGCTGCTGGAAACATTGCAAAAAATACAGACCCTAAAAAAGTAAATGAACTTACTAAAATTGCTTTAAACACTCCTGGTCAACAATTTAAAATAATTGAAGCAAAAATTTCTGCTGACTTTATTAAAATTGGTGAAATTATAACTCCAATATTTCTTAAAATTGCAAAAGCAGTTGTTGGGGTTTTTGACGTTTTTTCAAGGTTTAAATGGGTTGTTAAAGAAGTTGTTGGTGTCCTTGCAGAAATTCTTATTTTAGGAACAACTCTTAAAGCAATTAGAACCGTTTTAAAAGTATCTGATTTCTTTAGAAATATGTCAAGGACTAAACTTCGAGACGCTGTTACAAACGCCAAGGCCACAGAACCAATTGTTACAGCAGGCGTAGAAATGCAAGGCGCTGCTAAGGTCCAAGCAGACGCTGCAGCGGTTCAACTTAGAGCCGCAGAAATGCTCTCTATGGGAGGACGCGGTGGCGCAATGGGGGCAGTAAGCGCCGCAGAAAGCCGTGCCATGGCGGGTAGAGGGCTTTATGTTCCAACAGCCTCTTTTCCTGGTCGCAAGCCAATAGGAAGAGCTTACGCAGAAACAAACAATGCCTCCCGCGCTGCAATGTCATCAACAGCATATATGAGTCAAACCGAACGTGGAGTAGCAAAAGTTGCCGAAGGTGAGGCAATTAAAACTGCTGAAAAACGTGGAATTGGAATGGCTCTTAAAGGAGCAATGGGCAGTGCCTTAGACATGGCTATGGGCCCAATGGGAATGGCTGCAATGATGCTTGCACCAATGGCTATTCCTCTTATTGGAAAATTAGGAAGTTGGCTTTTTGGCGGCGGTGGCGGTACTTCAAAACCAGTAAATGCAGCAACGCAAACCTCACTTCAAAAAGCAACAGCTGCGGCACAAAAACAAATAGCAAAAGATCAAGCCCTTTTAAAGAAAAACCCAAACGATCTGAATACGCTTACCGACCTATACTCACAACAAGCAATAGTTGATAGAAACACCGGCAATCTTCACGGCAAACAATTAGCAAACAATTTTGCCTACTTGGTTCAATCTGCATTGCCAAAAATAACCATGAGAGGGCAAATTCCACAAACATCTGGTGCAAATCAAGCAGAACTAGATAAATTAACTGCTCAAATGAAAGCAAATCCTGCATTTGCTCGCTATGTAAAACAAATTCGCCCTCTTGTCTATGGACAACTTATGGGTTTTGCCGTAAATGAACTTTCAACAAAAAATGCAACACTTGCGCAAGCTGGTTTTGAAAATTTTGTATCAAATAGAAACCAAAGAGATTCAACAGCTCTTGGATACGTTACGGATAAATCAAAGCCACTTAAAGCAAGATTGCAAGAAGGAATGCAAGCATCTCTTGGCATGGAACAAACAATGCGAACTGAGCTTAATCTTTCTAAAACCGCTGGAACCGCAGCAGTTCGTAAAGAATACTTAGCAGCGTATGAAAATACAAGAAGTAATTATGGTCAATTGCAAAAAGACATTGCTCAATTGTCTAAAGACAACAAGGGTCAAATAACACCAAAAGTTATTTCTGATCTTGCAAAACAAATTGCCACTGAAAACAAACAAATTTACACCGAACTTGGATTTAGTTCTACTCAATTTGCTCAAGCGGTTACTGCCGCGCTTGCAGGCACCGGACACTGGAAGGTTGGTTAATTATGGCTAATATAAATACACTTGTAACATTGACACCAATAACCGGCCCAACAACCGGGTCTTACGCTCCTGTGGTTATGTCGTTAATTGATCACGGAGGTTTTTCACCCAGTAGTAGTAGCGGTGGATGGCAGGTTGTTGACCGCCCAAAGAGTGCCGCAGCAACACAGTGGTTTGACAGGTCGCCTTGGCAACTTAAATTTGATGCTTATCTTGACAAATCAATAACAACTATTACCCCAGTTACACCTCCATCAACCACACAAGTGACTTCATATTTTGATGGTGCAGCGCCCATAGCTGCTGTTGCCGGTGCTCAAGGCGCACAATCAGTGGCTGATACAGGTGTTATAGGAGAGTCTATTGAAGACTACTGTTCACAACTTGAGTCATGGTTAAACCCAGTTTCTGGAACATATCAACCACCAATTATTAAAATTGATGCAAAACCACTTCCCGGAAAATCAATTAAATACTGGATTCTTTATGGTCTTGATTTTGGAGAGTCTGTTAGAAATACCATTGACGGAGAACGTGTTCAGCAAAAAGTAAGCATTACTCTTTACGAGTATCTTCCACCTCTTTCATCAGGATATGACATTTACGGCATTACTGATAATGTAAGTCTTTTTAACTCATACATAGCCAACTCAGGAAGTACAACTACTGTTTCATCAAATTACTACCAAGTAAAGAAAACAGACACTTTGCAAAGTATTGCAACTGCGCATAAAACCACGGTAGGACAACTTGTTCTTCTTAATAGTGGAGTTTCTGCAAGTCAAGGTAAAAATTTTGGTAAAATTTATGCAGGTTCTTCATTACTGCTTCCTTCCTAGTAGGATATTGAAATGGCATCTCCATCAGGGTTCAACCCTATAAATCTTGGCTCAATTATTTTGGGCAATCAACAAATGGACTCTACCTATAAAGACTCCATTATTGACATGTTTATTCAAAGAAACCTAACTGGTGTTTCTATTGTTACCATGCAGTTGGCAGACCCATATAGAAAACTTCTTCAAACTATTATTAGGGCAAATTCAAGTTTGATAATTGATGGCCTTGAGTACACTCTTGTTCAAACAATGAAAGCTTCTGACCAAATTCAATTGGTTTTTGAATCTGCTCTTGTTCACAAACTAAGGCTTCTTCACGGTCAAACGCAACAACAGGTAGGATACAACATTACAACCTTTATTCAAGGACTTGTTGAAGAGGCGGGCGGAAAGTTGTATGGACCAGACTATGAAAAGTCTTGGCCATACCTTACAAAGCAACCTATTTATAAACTTGCCCTAGCTCGCGGAACAACAGCAGACAAAAACGAAAACTCATGGACATGTATGAGTCGTCTGGCCTCAAGTATTGGATGGCGACTTTGGGAAAGCGCGGGAGCAATTTTCTTTGGTCCAGATGAATACTGGTTAGGCAATATAGCGGGTCCTAATTATACGGCAGGATCACCGCCAATTAACAAAGCTCTCGGTACTACGGGAGTCAATCTTCCTGTCATGCAGGAATTTACTCAAGAAGTTCAACTTATTGACTTTGACTGGGACATTGGAAAGCCGTACGGACAAGCTACGGCAACTGTAATGCTGGACACTTTTAATTACAACATTGGTGAGGTCGTTCAACTAAAGAATATGGGACCAGCAGACGGCTACTGGATTGTTGCGGGAATGCAAAGAAACATGTTTATGCCACAGGCAACAGTAACGCTTCAAATTCCAATGCCTCTTGATCAATACATTGTTCCTACATCTTTGGCAATTAGTGGAAAACCACTTCAACCAATAACGAAAGCCATTTTAAAATGAATTACGTTACAAACGATCCAAATGTAATTATTCAAAGAATAGCAAAAGCTCAATTTGGTCACACACTTGTAAGTGTTCCTCAGTTTCATGGTTCTTATTACGCAACCGTAGTTGACACTGACGCCACTAACAAGGCTGTTAGCAAAGGACACATGCGTGTCACAATTCCCTCACTAAGTCAAACTGAAGTTTGGGAAGAAATACCCTATCTTGGTGTTCATGCTCCGCCAAATAAAACAACAGCCGTTGTTGCTTTTGAGCAAGGAAGTCAAAAGCCTATTTGTCACGGTTTTGTTGGACATCAGCCAGGACAGCTTATTTATGGATCTGGCGCACCCAGCAGCTCAAAGGGAAATATTGGCGACACATACATCAATGTTGCTAATTCACAGATTTATGGACCCAAGACCACTTCCGGGTGGGGAGCGGGAACTCAGATGCACATACCAAAGGCAGACGTAACGGGACTTTAAACCCTTGCATTGGTATGGTACAATACTTATTGGACCGTTTAATTTGGGAGTCAACGCCCAAAATTAGGAAACCTTATGGCAGAGCCTGTAACTAACTTAACTGCACTGTGGGTGCAAGATTCAGGAATCCAATTATCTTGGACCGCTGCTCCAGACGTTACAAATGAATCTTCATATGAGATATATGCGTTGAAGAATCAACCAATGGTTGACTTCCCAATTAATTATGAATACTTTCAATTTACGCAAGTAAAACCATCAGTTGTAAAACTAAATGGTCAAGCAAACTACACTCTGCAAGCTCCAGTTACAACCGCCATTTTCCCTTGGTCTTCGGTGTTGTCTTTGGGAAAATCCGGAGAGCCACCACTGGCTGTAACAATTGCCATTGTTCACACTGACTATCAAAACGTTGAAAGCGTTAACACAACAGTTACCGCCTACAGACCAAAAATTACAAATAGCGTAGTTGTTCCGCACCTACAAAACTCAATGGCTTTTGATTCAAATTATGGAAATGTCATTGTTAATACACAAGACTCGAATGTTGAAATTACCTCAAGTGTTGAATTTCTTCTTGGATCGGTTATAGGGCAACGACCAGCTTCTCCAAACTACGGTATTGAGGATATCCCTTTGTCACAAATAAACGTTTCAGATATTAAAAGCGCTATTTCTAGGTGGGAACCTAGAGCAAAAACTAACGTAAGCATTGCCTACGATAACTATAACAATGCCATTCTGAACGTCTCGGTTCAAAATAATGGAGGGGGACAATGAGTTCTTTAAACGGTTACATTGACATTCCAATTACCACCGACAGTAAGACGTTGGTTCAGACTGCCCTCGCCAATATTGCCACTCAGCTTCCTGGCTGGGTGCCACGCGAAGGAAATCTAGAAGTTCTTCTTCTTGAAGAATTTGGTCAAATGGCTGCAGAAATTGCAACCGCTGCTTCTGGCGTCCCCGCTTCAATCTTCAAATACTTTGGTGGACTTTTGGGACTTACCCAACAGACCGGAGTTCAAGCTACAATTAAGACGCTTTGGACCTTGGTTGCCGTTCCGCCAACTGGTGGATACCTTATCCCCGCAAACACGATTGCGGGCTTCAGTTACCAAGGGTCATCCTATACCTTTACTACGACCGTAGACACCCTAATTCCGCCTTCTAGCGCCCTCTCAGGGGCTTCTGGCGACGGCACCACACTTACATTAACCACACTAGCCGCTCACGGATTTCAAGCGGGAACGGTTGTGACCGTATCCGGTGATGGAACAAATACCTATAACGGTGATTACACCATTCTGACCACGCCAACCCCAACCACTTTTACGGTGGCTAGCACTGTTTCTGGAACAGCAACATTGAGCGGTGCGGTTGCATCTGTACAGTCTGCTTTTATTACTATGCAGGCAACAGACGTAGGTTCCTTCTACAACATTTATACGCTCTCTGGACTTAATCCACTAACAACATATTTGACACCAACGGCAACATCGCCATACTTGGCAAACATTCTTGTTACTGCAACCGCTGCAAGCGACGCAACGCTTACAACCGGTGTTGACGCTGAAACAGACTCAGCTTATTTGAACAGACTTGTAGTTGAACTTGGCTTGATCGCACCGCGACCAATTACCACAAACGACTACGCCAGCCTTGCTCAAAATGTTGTTGGTATATATCGAGCTCTTGCAATTGATGGATTCAATCCATATAACAATATTCTCAGCGCAAACGACGCAAACCTTACAACCGCTATTTACAACAACTACACAGCTGTTGGTAATGGTACCGCAACGCTTCCTACGGTTTCTCTTACGGGTGGATCGCTTGTAGTAACCGCAGCGACAATGACAGCAACGACAACAACTGCCTCCGTAACAACATCGGGCACACAACTTGCCGTTACAACAGCAACGCTTGACACATCTGTCAGCTCAACACACCCTGCACTTGTTTTTATAACAGACCCAACAAACGGTAACGAAATTGTTGTTATCACATCGGTCAACGGAACAGGCAACAAAAAATGGAACCTTCTTCCGGGAACAACGTTTCAATATCCTCACGGAACAGGCGTAACCGCAACACCACTACAAGGCGTTATTGCACCAAACGTTTCATCTTTAAACCCAAATACCTCATACATGCAGTCTTCTGCAATTGTTCAATGTGGAACTGGTACAACCGCAACAGCAAAACCATACGTAGTTTCAGTAGTTACTTATTTAGATGGATCAATAAAAGTTTATTCTTCAGCAAATCCAATTAGCGATTCTCTTTATGACTACACCGTACTTCCAAAGACGGTTGTAACCAACATAAACTCTTATGCCGGTGGTTTTATTGCCCCGACAAATCCAAATAACAATTACAATACAATTCAATCTTACGCTACGTCTGTGCAAAGCTACATTGTATTTGCAAATGCAACAAGCACAAGAACTCACAAAATTCTTTACACTGCGCTCAATCAAACAAGTTTTGATTTTTCAGCGACAGGTCTTGAATCACCAATTCTCTCAGTAGACGACTACAACTGGTTGCCAGACTCTGAACTTTATGCGTACGGTTCAACTGGAGCCGCACTTTCTTCATGGACTTTGGATTCGGGCATTTCCCCTCTTCCGGGATATGGAATGCAATTTCAGGGAACCGGATCTGCTCTTGGTTCATCATTGAATGCAAAGTCTCAAATCTTTAACCTTTCAAATACTACGGTTACTAATTTTACTGCAATTGCAAACATTGATGCTACTTACACTGGATCAACATATGGAGACATTGTTGTAAAGGTTGTAAACGCAGCAACTGGTGCGACCATTGCATCAGCATCTCCTACTTCAGCTTCTTTCCAAACGGTTGCTGTTCCTTTTAGCGTTCCAACAACCGGTGGGGCAACCTCTCTTGATGTCTATGTTCAAGTTGTTTTTGGAACTGGATTAAACGTACCTCTTATTTCAAGCGTTATTGTTTCTTCCCTAAGTGTAAGTTACGGAACAAAATCTCCGGCAACCGTAAGCGAAGCAATTATGGAACCAGGCTATATCTGGACGCCAGGTGGTCAATTCAATCAAAACGTTTTCAATAACGCTCGTACCGTAACGGTGGCTCCAATTGATGGATCTGGACTTGCGGTTAACGCCTCTGTTGCTGACTCGCTTCAAGACTATCTTGAATCACGTCGAGAGGTTAATTTTAACGTTTCAACAATTAATCCAAACTACGTTCCAATTAATGTTCAATGGTCTGGTATTGCCTCACAAGGCTATGACCCAGTAATTGTTCAAAACGCTGGAAACGCAGCTGTTTATAATTTTATTAATCCTGGTACATGGGCAGGTGGTGGAAACACACCAGCTTTCTGGGACAGCACACAGAACACAGTTCGCATTTTGGATGTTGCTGGGGTTCTTTCACAAGTTACAGGAATGGCTGCGGTTACATCTGTTGTAATTGGAACTACTACAAGCCTTGCCGCATCAGACATTTTCCTTCCAGGAAATGCTCCGCTTCCAGTTGCAAACTCAGTAACTGGTTCTGTCGTTTCAAATGCGCTTAACTCAACCATTGGTGGCGTGTAATGACCTCAGAGGCAGCTTTCCTACCATCAAGCGTTCTTGAAAATGTAATTACATTTAATGGAAACTTAGTTCAAGGAAGTTTAGTTGTTACCGGCATATCTGATGTAACAATGTTGGGCGAAGGAATGCTTGTTTCTGGTCTTGGAATTAGTCCGGGAACAGCCATTGATGCAGTTGGTCAATACTCAATTACATTGACCGAAGAGGCAAAACAAACACTTACGGCAACAAGTCTTACAGCTGGTGTTTCTTCATACTTTGTTGATTCAATCTACAACACCATGCCACAATTTGTTCAAGACAATGACGCTCAAATGTCGCCAATAAATTACCCAATCTATAAATTTCTTTGGGGAATGGGAACAATTGTTGAAACACAAATCAACTCTCTTGTACAAAGCGCTACTGGTAAATTTGGAACTTTTGATAAAGCATACGTAAATGCTCCAGGATGGTCACAAGCACTGGACATTGATCGTTGTCCAGAATTTGCATTGCCATGGCTTGCACAATTTGTGGGCGTTAGATCAGAATCTTTTAGTGAACTTACGCTTGCTCAGAAAAAAGACAAGATTGTTAATCGTTCTGGATTTAAACGCGGAACACTAGACATTCTTATTAGTGCTCTTGTAACAGAAATTAACTACAAACTTGCGGGCGTAACTTCAGTTGCCCCTATTGTTTCTGGACAAGTTGTGGTTATGGAGCAAACAACCCTTACAAAAATTACTTTTTTGGGCAACACAAACTCTGGAAATACCATCACAGGAATTGCTAGTACTGCTGGCCTTGTTAATGGGATGTATGTTTACGGTGCCGGTATACCCGGTAACACAAAAATTACAAACGTTACGTCTAATTCAATTACCATTAGCAATAGTTCTGCTTCAACGCAGAATGGCGAATCATTCTTTGCCACAACAGGCAAGTCGTACACACCAGATCAATACTCAATGATAATTCTTATGCCAACGGTATATTTTAATAATTACACATACGCAACTTTGGCAGCAAATCTTTCTGGAAACGCCTCTATTACATATGACACAATTGACGCAGAAATCAATGCTCTTGGTACTAATGGTTATCAAAACCTATTCCTAGACTCTGTTCCTAAGTCAAACTCAGCTTTTGCACCATTCATCTATAAATATCGTCCTGCCGGTGTGCAGGTTTACGTTGGAGGCTATTAATGCCAAATACAAACCGTTTAGGCTTGCACTATCCTGCAGCTACTGACCAAGCCAATATCCCGACAGACCTCCAGACACTGGCGGGTCAAATTGATACGCTTGTAACGGCTTTCTATCAGACAGCAAGTCAGCCAGCTGCTGAAGTCGGAGCCCTTTGGTGGAACACCTCATCGTTACTTCTTAACTACTCTGACGGTACGTCTTGGTACCCGGTATCATCTCAAGTTATTGTTTCAACAACACAGCCAACGGTTATTTCTGGCGGACAATTTTGGTACAATCCAAACACAAGTAACTTTCAGTATTACAACGGAAGTTCATACGTAACTCTTATTCCAGCCATTACAACAAATGGTCAGTACTTAACATCAAGTGCTTCTGGACCAGTTTGGTCAAACCTACCGGCATCACTTCCGCCAACCGGAACAGCTGGCGGTGACCTTACGGGAACATATCCAAACCCAACATTGGGTGCAGTAGGAACTGCGTCAACATACGGTTCAGCAACTGCTATTCCAGTTATTACAACCGACTCTAAGGGTCGTGTCACAACCGTGACAACAGCTACACCATCTGACACAACTAAGGTGCCACTATCTACAGTAACAACTGCTGGTGACACAATTTACGCAACTGGTTCAGGTGCTGTAACTCGACTTGCAATTGGTGCAAACGGAACCGTACTTACCTCAAATGGATCTGCCCCAACGTGGTCTTCTGTATCATCGGTTCCAACAACTTCCGGAATTATTAACGGATACGTTCTTACCAACGCTTCCGGAACGCCAACTTGGCAAGCTGTTAGTTATTCAGCGAATGCCACAGTAGGCCTTACTGCGCAAAATGCTGCAAAATCAACAACAACTTTATTTACACCAGTTAACGACGGTCTTTATCAAATTGCCTACTACGCAAAAGTAACTACCGCGGCAACAACATCCT